TCATTTTTGCCTAGCATAGTCCATCCTTAGTAGTGATAAGCCAAACAATATTATATGCTATTAACTGTAAAAATATAGAATGCAAAATTTACAAAAAAACATCTGATTATTAAAATAATCAGACCTAATTTTTGATATCCTTATAAATCAACAGCTTAGTAAAATCACTAAATATCAAAATCAGTACAAATATTACTCTAACAAATCGTGTAAAATTTGCACTGTATTTTAGTCTAATTAATCATCTATAATACTATAATTCATCCAATATGAATAAAATAATGGAATTATTATAAAAATTAATTTTTGCTTGCGTCAGAGATCTTGTTTTTGTAAGATGCCTATCTTTTAAACACGAGGCAATAAATTGCGATTTTATGTAGATGGCCAAGAACTGGATGTTCAGGACCCTACTTTCTTCATGGATGAGGAACAATACCAGGAATTAAACTTAACCCTAGAAGAGATGTTGACTACATATGCTGATTTACAAATGGATAAATAAAGAAAAAAAACGATTCTATAAGATAGAAATTAAAAATAATACAAATGGAATTGAACTTGCCTATCAATGGGGTTCATGTGTTTCAAATCGTGGTGGGAATAAAACGATACATGTTTGTTCTTTTGATGAAGCCTATAAAGCAATCACAAAGATGGTTAAAAGGCGTAAAAGTCGTGGGTATGAACTTATTACGCCATTAATTATCTAGCTCTTCTTGCATACAGGCCACCAAATGCACTTCCCGTGTTTGTTATAAAAGATGATTGGCCCACAATATAAATTGTTGTGGTGGCTGCTAAAGACATTCTTACTTGTGGGACAGACATTCCTAAATGTGGGGCTGCTAATAATACTCCGGCGCCTGAATCTCCCATTTGCATGATATTAAATAATGCAGAAGCTGGAAGAGTATCATTTACTAAGGATATTCCTCCTACTACGTTGCTAACTTCAGTTGCTGCATTAAATAAGAAATTTAAATTTCCCCATACATCCCAGTCGCCCGCAGTTAAACTGATCGAGGTGATCGTTTTCGGTGTATTGGTTACTAGTGCTACAGTACTTGCCTCAAGTATTACACTCGATACAAATTCTCCAACATATCCTACGCCAGCATTATTGTTAGTAGTTGTCCCTACGATACCGTTTGTGGTTGGATTAAAGGTCACACTGGAAAAAGTAACATCTGCCCCAAGAACAGCAAATAAAGTTCCTAATTGTGTTCCTGTTTCTTTGTAGGTTACACCTGATTGTACCACGGGAAAAACGTCCGTTAATGCAGGTGTAACTATTGCCGGTAATGCACTTATTTTAACGCCCATAATTAAATCCTTTTATTGTTTTACCGAACGCGTCTTGCATAAATTCCACCACAAGCGGTCAATGTGCTTACTGTGAATACTTGCTGTGATGATAAATAAATTGTTGTTGTTCCTGATAAAGAAAACCTTCTCATAAGAGGAACTACAGATATAGCAGAGCCACCTCCTGGAACAGCGCCGCCCGCACCTGTAGATAAATCTGATATTAAAGATGCATCGGGCTGCGTAACAGATGTTGATGATATCCACGATAAAAGAGCAGTGTAATTGGTTGAAGCTGGAAACAAGAAGACTACATTTCCCCATACGTCCCAGTCACCAGCTGTGAGACTTATTGAAGTGATGTCTTTTATAGTTCCTGTTGAAACTGAAACCGCAGAAGCAGCTGCAATTACAGAAGATACAAACTCACCAACTGAACCAGCTGCCGCATCATTATTAGTTGTTGTTCCAACTATGCCAGTAGTAGTATTAAAGGTAATGCTTGGCATTGTAAGACCAGCACCAACTGTATTTCCAATACTTGGAACACCACCTGATGATGTAACTAATATCCCATTATTTGCAGTAGCCAATCCTGTAACAGTATTTGCGCCATTAGAATATAGTATGTTGCTTGCGGTATAAGTATCGGCAAATGTAGCTGTACTTGCGGCCCAATTCGTTCCATCGGCCCTTAATATTTTTCCAGTACTTGTGGCGACACTTGGGTAAGTTGCAGTCGTAAACGTGTAAATCGAACCATTTGATTGTGCTAGTGTACCATTAGCACCAACACTGCTTGCTCCTGTTCCTCCTCTTGAAACTCCGAGTTGTCCAGTCCATCCTAAAGTTAGTGACGCCGCATTAACAAGAGCTGTTGTGGGACTTCCACCTAATGTCAATGTCACATTGGTATCATCTGTTTTCGTAAGAGCAGCACCTGTTGGAATCTGAGAAGTAGTTGCAAGGGTGCCAGAAGTTGGGAAAGTAACCGTAGTAATCCCAGTCATTGTAAAAGTACTAGCAAATGCCCCTGAAGTAGTTAGTGAACCTCCTAGCGTAATCGTGGATGCGCCATTGTTTACACCAGTACCACCGCGTGTTCCTGATAAAGTTCCTGTCCATCCGGCAGTGATACTTGTTGCTTGCAATAGAGCCGTTGCAGGTGTGCCGCCTAAGGTTAATGTAACATTAGTGTCATCCACTTTTGTAAGTGCGGCTGGTGTTGGCAGTTGCGATGTAGTAGCTAATGTTCCTGAAGTCGGAAATGTAACACTAGTAATTCCCGTATATGTCTGGGTAACAGAAAATGCACCTGATGTTGTAAATGATGATGCAAAGTTTAAATTACCAGCATAAGTTGCTGTGTTTGCTCCATTATTAACCCCAGTCCCTCCGTAAGTGCCGCCTATAACCGTTCCTTGCCATGTTCCAGTACCAATAGTTCCTAATGTTGTAAGTGATGTTTGCCCAACATATGTCGAAGCAATATCAACAACAGGTGAAAATCTAGGTCCAGTAACTACAATTCTATTTGCTGTTCCAGTCACGCCAAGCACATATACAAATGTATTATAATCATAGACTGCTACATAAGCTGATTCGCTGGAACTCCATGCAAATGAAGCCGCAGCTAAATCATTATTAATAATGTAGTCTGAGTTACCATCAATATTACCTCCTCCAGATACTGAAACAGTAATATTATAGGTTGAGGCGTCATTGCCTATATCTTTAATGGTCCATACTTGACCATCTGTGGGTGGGGAAGCAGGCAAGACTATTGAAACTGGCGCTGCAATTGACGCTGTATCAACTAAAATAATATTGTCTGTGGTCAAAACATTGTAGGATGTTGAATTAACAAAAGTGGTTTTGCTAAATGCACCACCACTTTCTTTAAATAATGAAAATAACTGTGAATTAGATTCTTTATATGTCGTTGCACCTTGGTCTACAGGGAACACATCGGTTAATTGTGCCGACGGTGCTGAAGGTAGGTCACTAATTTTTATCCCTGCCATGTGTTACTCCTGAACCAAAATCCGTTTTGATGTTTGCGTTAAAATATCAAGATTATTTTGTGTGATAAGAAAGAATTCCTCTGGAGCATATCCCCCTCCTCCATAGAAAATAACCATTATCAAACCACCATAAGCACCTTGCATATTTAAATCCTTTTAAATATTGCGGGGAATAATGTACTCCCCGCTAATGATTACTATTAAATACTAACCATAACTTCCAGCAGATAATTGAGCAGATATCTTATTGCCATTTGGTAATACAAGAACCAAGTAGCTTGTTTGTTTAGCAGTATCAAGCAAGCTTAATACGCAACCACCTGTAGCACTAGACATAGCTGTGATTTGAGTAGTTACGGCTGTTCCGTTTGCAAGACTTAACCCACCACTTGCTACCGAGAATCCGGTAGATGCATCAGATGCAAGCGTTAAACCATCAGCAGCTGATGAAGCATAAACGGTGAATTTAATGCTTCGAGCCATGTTGGTTCCGCTTCCATCTTTCAGCTGAATGGTTACAGTTGCAGTGTTGGCAGCACCAGCAGCAGCAGTAATCGTACAAGAAGCAGGGTCAACTTGCGCTACAGGAGTTGCACCGTATTTTAAATTCAATACTGATAAAACAGTATTACTACCGTCTTGTAATACGAATTTACTGGTTGCAGTACCAGGGTCTGGAATAGTAATTACAGATGATTGCCCCATGCTTCCATTGCTAATAGTGGTATTGAATGCTGCACCTGCATTTGCAGCAGCAACAATCAATGTTCCATTAGCAGCAGTTGCGGGAAAAGATATAAATGTTCCAGCATCACCAGAAGAACCAGAAGTTATATTTCCAGCAGTAGACGCAATCGCACCAGAAGCAGTTAATGCCCCGGTAATACTTAGTGCTTGGCCTAAAGTAACTGTGGTTGTTGCGGCTTTAATATTACCAGAAGTATCAGAGAACACGGGCAAAGCATTTGCAGTTGATGCGCCACCAGAGAAACTTACACCGCCAGCAGAGGGATCGGCATTAAATACAATAGCATCAACACCAATAGCTTGTGGCAATGGCTCAACAAGACTATAGAAGTTACCTGCATTTACAGAACCAGCACCTACTGAGACATAAAGACCTGCTTTTAATTGCTCTATACATTGCATGTCTTCAGCACGTTGTAATACAACTGTTGAACCTATACTTAAAACAATATAAATACCTTGTTGGTATGTAGCTGTTTGAGTTTGTAATAATATGCGATCACCAACAGCAGCTACAACGCTGTCTACTGTTAAGGATGATGCAGCAATAGTTAAAGTGGCACCAACTCCATTATTGTTTGGGCCGTTGTAATAGGTACCTGCAATATTTGATGTTGATACTAGTCGCACAGGGGTTAACCATGGCGATAATACAGTTTGTGACAAGGATGTAGTCATTTTAATTCCTTTTAATTAATGATAATTACCATTTTGAAGTTAGCTAACTTCCCCACACCAAACTAGTAGCCGTAGTACCTGAACTATTCACCATAATGGAAAATATTGGGTGCCAAACACCTGCTGCTAATCCGACTAGAGTCTGATCGGTCCCGTCCCATTTTCGATAGGAAACGTTACCAGTAACGCCGATATACAACCAACGTGCGAATTCTACAGAACCATTAGCACCGTACATGGTATCAGCTACCACAGTTCCTGTGCGTGCAACTCCAGCCATAACCCTTGTAGGACCTGTATAGGCATTAGGGTCTAGCGCTGGAACATTTGTTAATTGAACTGCCATGTATAAGTACTCCTTGTTATAGTTTTATAATAAAGTTCATAAAACTTGTTGGCTGCATCAGAGAGAAAGGAACATTTCCACCTGTATTCGCTATAATCCCACCACCACCAGCAGCGTTTGACCCTATACCAATATTCCCACCACCACCAAAACCATTTGTAAATGCATTCGTAGTAAGTGGATTAGGTAAATTCGTACTTAGTAAAGTATAACTTTCTACGCCTGTGTATTCGCCTAATGCTCTTGGTGTTAATCCTGCACCATTTCCAGCGTTGGCTAATGCGCGTCCAAATGAACGTGGTAATGTAAGTCGTTTGTTTGCTAGAAAATCATCAACGGCTGTTGCACCATATGTGGATGGGGCACCTGCAGAGGTTAGAATAGGTGCATAGGTGTTATTAAACACGTTATCCCATATAGTTTTGAATAGTTGGAATGTATCTTTGTTATGCCTTGTAGCTCCAGACCCTTCATTACCAATAGTTGAATCATCTAATTGTATCCAACCAAGAGGACTAGAATTTGTAAGAATAGGCTTAACATCCCCAGTACGTGCCGTTTGGTCTATGGAGTCTATTTGGTCATATGAATCAAAGTTAATGTCCTGAGCTAGAGTTCCAAGATAATAAGATGGTTTTGCAAACAATACGTCGCATGAAGCATTTAATGGCATCTCCAATTGAATATAAAGTGCATCATCATTAGTTTGCGCGCCTAATGTCCCAAGTGAATTAGCTGAAACATCCGGAACAGTAAATGAAACAAAAAACTGTGTCCAAGTCGTAGTTAATGCCAATGTTCCTTGCTGTACTCTTGTTAAATTTGACTCAGGCGTAGCGCTTGGAGATGTTCCATAATACTGTCTTGTGTACACTTTCAAATTTACAGGTGTTGCTGTTACAGCGGCCCATATAATAAAAGTCATCTTTTGATTTGAAAGATTTTTCACTTTTTGGGTTATTGGAAATTGAAAACATTTATAAGTTTCGGTGGTTGATGCAGTTGATACATATCGTACATAATCAACCGGTGTTACATCACCAGGACCCATAGGAGCACTTGCCAATGGGAATAAAGGAAAAGTAATTTGGTCTGTTGCAGATGTATCATTTTTTACAAATCTTATATCAGGCCCTACTACACCATAAGTCCCAACTACTGGATTAATTAATGCTGGTGTAAATCCCTTATGATTAGAAGGAGCAATAACTAAATTAGTCGAATTTATTGGTGAAGCTGTATCTGGAATGTGATCTATAAATTGGTTATTAGTAATATAGTTTGTCAGAGAAATATAGGTAGTAACATTTCCTCCGCCACCACCTGCACCTGGTGCAAAATTTCTGATTGTCCACAACTCATTATCTTGAGAATCAGTGGCTTTAAGAAAATAAGTTTCATTAGGTGTTGCTGGATCAAATTGAAAATAAAAAGGTCCTGGAGCTGCACCATTTAAATCAAAAATGATCGGATTGGTATATGCAACAATACCACCTGCGTCTTTAAAAACCGGTTTATCTTGGTCTATATCTAATGATCGTCTTGTGTATAATTTACCACCGCCAGCCAAAGTACCCTGAAGATTAATTAATGTCCAAATTGGCTCAGGTGCTAATACATATGATATTGCCATGCTTCACATTCCTTGTGAAATTTTAATTATTTTACATTATTACTAAGTAATTTAATATTAATGCTTGTTTTTTGTTCTTTTAATGCTTTATAATTGAACATATTATTAGGGGAAATATATGTATCTTTTATTTTTTATTTTTAGTTTTATTCTTCTTGTTTACGGAATATCCAATTAAAATATACCTATTTTATGACCGGCTCCAAAAACCCCTCCCGTTCCTACTACTTTAGCAGCTCCAAGAGCATATTTTTTGTTTCTTAATTTTTTACCAAGCGCATTAATACTTTCTTCTACTTCTGGACTGAAATAACTATCAAATCCTTTGCTTTTTATCTCATCAAGTTTATTCAATAATGCTTTTGGCGATAATTTATTACCGCCTATTGCATCGAATATAATTCGATTCCTAGAACTTTCTGGTAAATCTTGCATTATTTTATTTATATGCCCAATTTTTTCGATACCTTCTTTAGTCATTATATTAGATGGAGTATCAAAAACTGTATGTAAATCTTTTACTACTGTTTGACCTCCTTTTACTATATCTAATAATTTATCTTCAGATCGGAAAGGAACAACATGTTGTTGATATAATTCTGCACCCTTTCGATAATGACCACCTACTGGATTGTTTGTGGTTAAATCATATTTGTCTAAAAATCTATTGATATCTTCTTTCAATTGATTTTGAGCATCTTCTACTTTCTTTATTTGCAAAAAATCATCTTGTGTCTTAGAAAGATTTGACTGTAATGCTCTTTTCATATCACCCAATTCAGATTGTAATCTATGTGCATTTTCAAAAGTGGGATTTGCTTTGAATCTATCATACAGCTCACCAGCCCGAGTTTCTTTAATTTTAGATAAAGTATCTTCCATTTGTGCATGTAATGGACCTTTTGATTGCAAAATATCTTTATGTCCAGTTCCATAAATAGGTTCTTGTCCTGCATTTTTTAATGCATGATTATAATATATAGCTGATTCTTCTTCTCTCATATTATGAGCTTTTCTTATATCTGTAGCTAATTGCTTAGAATTTTCGGTGATATTATTTGAGCCATGGCTTAAGTTATGTTCAAGTTCTTTAGCATGTGCAGCTGGGTTAATTTTTTCATACATTTTATTTAATAACCCATTATTGCTAATAGCATTTGTAGCATCACTAAATGTATTTTTTATTCCTTCACCTAGACTTGGAGCGCTACGAACATTTTTATATAAATTACCTATTCCTTTTCCTATCAAATCACCAGCAGCACCACCAGCTGCACCTAATCCCATTCCTAATAATTGATTTTCTGGATTATATGCACCTCCTAATATAGCATTCCCAGCTATTTTAGATGCAGTTGGATGTCTTCCTAATACATTAGAAGCATGTTTAATTGCTTCTGCAATCATAGGAATTTTCATTGCAGACTGTGTTGTTTTGGCAAATGCAGGAAATTTACTTAGAGAGTTTAATGCGCCTGGTCCTGCAAAAAATGAAGCTATATTTCCCGCAGTAGCAGCAGGAGTATGCGGCACAAAATCAAACATAGGTATATGTTGTATATCTTTATTTTTATCACCTGTTATTAAATCAGTAATACTATTCTTTTTATTTGGCAATAAATTTGCGCCACTTATTCCAAGATTAACAAGGCCAGGAGCTATATTTGCAATTCCTTGTCCAAAACCACCAACCGCTTCTAATCCAGCTTTAATAGGATTTACAACGTATTTTTCTACTGGTTTATTAATATGCTCTTCTACATCATTTGCAGCACGTTCTAACAATCCAGGCTTAGGAAATTTTTTTGAGATGATAGATTTAATTTCATCTTTTGACATATCATCAGGAAATTCAGCAATTTTGCCATTAGGAAGTTCAACATTCATTATTTTATTTCCTCGAAATCTTGTTTTTCTCTATTCCATCTCAAATGTGCCTTGACTTTTTTTCCTGTTTTTTCAGTGTTATTACCTATGTTTTTATGATGAGTATATGATTCAGAAGATTTTTTCATGCCTTTATTTAATACTTGGTCCATTAATTCTTGTGATCTTTTCCAAACTTTTGGCGTAACCATTGATTCATAAATTTTTATATTCATCAATGATTTATCTTGCATGGATTTAATTGCATGTACCGTAGCTTTTGCATTAGCAGCCATTAATCTTAAACCTGTTAATTCAGGAACTAATCCTCTTGCCGCTAAAAATTTTGCTTGTTGCTCATCATTTTTAGTACTTAATGCACCTTTTATTTGAGATGGGCTATATCCTAAAATAGTTCGAGAATAAGGACCCAAACCTTCTTTAACAAATTTTGAAATTACTTGCATTTCTTTTAAAGCAGCTTGCCTATCTTTTAATTTTGTAACGTTTCCAGTTGTTGCTAAGAAATCAGGTTCAGGTGGATTTTTTGGATCAAAGCCATGTTTAACATATAATTCCTCTAAAGAAGTTCCTTTTGCAAGCTCTCTAGAAGCTTCATCAATATCTATTCCAGCACCATTTGCATAAGCCAATACATTCATCTTTGCATTAGCAGGCATACTTTTCCAAGACAATTGTTTTTCTTTTCTATCCATTAATTCAAGGGCTTTATTAGCAGATTCTTGACTTGAAAATTTTTGCATCCTATCCGTTCCAGGAACAAATCCTTCTTTAACATCTGCATAATCCTGGGCAAAACGTGCCTCAGGACTAATTATTTTATTTTTATTAGTTCCTGCATGGGCCAATTGCTGTTGAATCAATTTTTGATAGTCAATAGGGTTGTTTTTATTGATAGATGGAATATTAGAATTATCTTCATTATCAGCACTATTATTATCCTGAACAGGGATACCATGTTTTTGCAAATACAATAATCTAGCTATTTCCCCAGCTGTGCCTGGTTGTGTTAAAAATGGATTTTCTTCGCCTAGTTTATTTTTTTGATTATATTGTTCAGTCAATGCATTACGATTATTTATCTCTGACTGTATATTTGGAGCATAATATTGATTATGCAGTTCTGCCATTGCATTAGCTAAACGTAATTTATCAGGTAGATATTGATTCGTAATATTCTGCCCTTCGGTTAAAGCATTACGATTGTTAATTTGAGATTCAATATCCGGTGCATAATATTTTCTTTTTAACATATTATGGGCTAATGCATTCATACCATTCATAGCAGTAACAAGACCGCCTCCTGGACCTACATCAGCAACAACTTTAGGCAATGGTAATCCCATAATAATTCCTTAAAAAAAGCTGCCAATAATACTTCCAAGGCCGCCTAAGGTATTCCAGAAGTCTTGCTTTTTGCCTGCCTCTTTACCATAAGCTGCTTGCCCCATGTTTTGGCCCATCTGATTGTACATATTGGTCAATGCATTAGCGGCATTTTGACCGCCATTTACAAGATTATTTTGACCTTGACCGTATTGCGTATTAACACCCAATACATTTTGCAACCACTGATTTTGATCTTGAGATGCAATGTTCCCAGCATTTTGCTGTAATTGTTGCATGAGTGGTGTGCTTCCCATCAATCCACTAGCTGATGCTGCATTTTGTCCCGCATTCATAGATTGTTGTTGTAGGTATTGAGCATAAGGACTTTCTTTATATTGGCCCATTAAGTTATTAATAAATCCACTTGGGTCTTTTTGTCCTTGCAACCATGTTTGATACTCACCAAGAGCACCTTTTCCTGCATCTAAATAAGGCTGCTGTGTTTGCTGGCCCATATTCATGTATTTTTGGTATTCTTCCATTGCCTTATCATAAGGTTTTCCAGAATTGCCAAATAATCCACCAAGCATCCCAGCTGCCCCACCTAAAACCGCTTGGGGATCAAATCCATAATCAGGGTTTTTCCACATAATCACATTCCTTGTGAATCATTTAATTTATTTTATACAATTACTGTCCATTGACCAACACCTGCAACAACTTGCCATATTTGTAATTCAGCAGTTCTTGGCAAGACTGGCGTATTTGCATCAGTCACATAAATCATTTGCCCTTCTTGAGGGTCTTGTATTAAATTTCTTTGGGCTAATGTAAGCCTTGGAATAAAATCACCGTTTGATGACAAATATTCACGCAATGATTCTACGAATGTCGTCATAAAATCTGCCCAAATATTACTTAAATATACATCGTTCTTAACAAGAGGATCGTATGTTGGAAAAAAGTCAAAATCTCTTGCCATGAGTTACTCCGGTAATACTTCATAGGCCCATGCAGCACCTAACATAATAAATGGAATATCCGCGAAAAACTCGATTTTAGGGACAAATCCTTGTCCACGTGGAGTAGTACCAAGTTTTCTCCATAATGTTCTATACGTTAATTGTCCAAGTTTACCCATATTCCCAAACAATACATTCCCATAAGTTTGTCCGCCGTCTTTTGAAAATGACAAATAAGCAACCGGCTGACCACCACCAATACCTATTTGTGTTTCTAAGATAATATTAACACTGGCTTCAGTCAGTAACTCTTCAAAATTTTCTGCCAATAAATCGACATCGATTTCAGTAATAATGTCCTTTTGACCTTGCAATAAGTCTATCTGGAATCTGTCAATTCTAAGGCGCGCATATCCTGGAGGCGTCATCTGTCTGCCAATCCTCATGCGCCTAATATGCTCTCCATCATTAGTCGAAACTTGACTGTCAACAATATAGAACTTAGCAGCGTTGTATGCCCCATAATAATTGACACCGTCAAAATAAGCATGCGTCTGTGCAGGATGTCTGTCACCATTTAACACTTCTTCTTCATGCCATTTAGGAGATTGAGCACTACTCATGGATAAATTATAGACAAAAGTATGATTAGCAAGTGTAAAGTTTAGCCTGTAAAATATAAGACCATTTTCTTTAATCAAAACACCACGAGCATCTGCAACACCAGTATCGGGATTTGCTGCATATTGCGCTAATTGAAAATCAAGAGCCCTATTGCTGATTAAGTTAGATTGCGTTCCATCAACACCCATCACTCCTGCAAGACCGTCTTTATCTTGGGATAAGAAAAACATCTTATCAAATCCAACAGAGATACTACCCACTGCTGGTGTTCCAACTTCCATAAGCGATGAATTATTGCGGCGAAATGGAAGATTAGTCCCAAGCCCAGCGTTTTCCCAAACTTCAGTAAAGTTCTGAGAGAATAAAAATATGCGTCTGTGTAATGTACGGCATGCGACTATAGTTCCTGGGTGAGACGTTATACTTCCTAATTGTAATTGACCTGTGACAGTAATCGTGTTTGGTGGAGTTCCTGCACCTGTGATGTCTATTGCTATGCCCGCTATTGCATTTGCATAACTGGTGGCAAGCTTAATTGTTCCTGGGTTTGTAGGTGCATTATTAGGACCTGTTCCTATCCTAATTACATAATAGGTTGTTCCAACCACTAAAGGAGGCGGGATGACTCCTGCTGTGGTAATAGTAATCGGTACCCCAGTTGCAAAGTTAGCACTAGAACCATTTAATGTAAGGATGTCGGTTCCTGCATCAGCTGTAAATGTTATGCCACTTCCAATACCACCACTCCATACCATTCCCTGGTTAATGGATGATAATTGGAATGTATTGGTACCACCGCTTGCAACTAGGAAAAATCCATCTAAATAACACACATCAATGGGATTTGCAGGAAATCCAGTATCTGTTATTTGTCTAAATGTTCCGGCATTAACATCCCATATCCAACCTTGCTCACCATCTACGAATATGACTTGATAGGTATTAGCATCAATTCCAACATAGCCTGCTGATGTTGTTAATTCACCTATTTTAATCGTGGATAAGGATTCAGTAGAACCAGTAGTGCGATAGACGGACACACCATACACCTGGTAAATAGCATCGTTAAAAACAAACGCAGCTCTTGCACCACCTGACTCACTTCCTAAATCTATCTCTGAATCTACAAGGCCTGAAGTTGATAATAATACCTTTGGTCTTTTGCCATTGGCGTCCATGTATTCAAACATGTTAACCGTGCGTTCAGCATTAATAGGCGTTACGCGTTGATTATCATAACTACCAACTATGTCGTAATCTTCGGCTTTAGTCGTCATATTAATAGGCCAAAATGTTTTGCCAATAGAATGGCTCTGGACGACTCAATATTGCCGATGGTCTAACAGTTAAATCAGTCTCATTGGCATTCTTTATGGTTGAGAAATAATCTTGGTATTCTTGCTCTGATGTTTCAGGCCAATTACCTGATGGATAATAGGATAAGAATTTACGTGCCAAACAATATTTCAAAAATCCATAATAAAAAGGTGGAAGTCCTGAAAGACTTTGATGTTCCACTATCTGATTCATCATGACTTTTGCCCCTAAAAGACAGGGATAGGGTTGGTCAGGCTGCGGATAAAGAGTCACAAATGTTTCTAGTGGCTGTTTATCAAGAAATATAAATCCAGGGCGAGTTTGTAATGGAATAAGCCTTGTTACTCCATAGTACTGTGCCTTATTAATAATTTGTAGCGGATATATAATCCCTTGGCCAGCACTTGGAACGGTATAGTTTGCAAAAGATAAATCAACGATTCTATCGGCAGTAACATCTGCAGGAATCATATCCGAAATTGAATAGGTTCCTTGTCCTACAACCATGTTAAAGGATATTTCAGTCAGATAAGGAATATAAATACTATCAGCTGCGAATTTGTCGATTAATTCATTAACAAGCTCAAGTCCGGAGGACAGCATAAAAGAATCAGGAGTTTCGCCAACGCCAAGTTCTCCTATCAAGTATAAGGAGTTTATTATTAACTCATTGACTGTCCTATCAACTTGGCTCATAGCAATTCCTTATGATGAAAAAAGATAAAATATTCGACACATCATAAAGACATGTCGAATACATAGACTTATTTCAAAGGAAAAGCGTCATCAAGTCCTTGGCATAATTTACGAGCAGACATTTTGGCGTTTTCACCATCGTTACTCATAAATGCATTAAACTCACGCATTTCTTTTGGGGCACCCGGTCTGTCGCCCATTCTCTTTTTCATCTTTTGCTGTTCTGCTTTAACAAACGCATTGTTTGATTGAACCATTTTATTGTCTTTCATTTGGATTTCCCCTTTATTTTTGCCTTGGGATTTTCATCCTTTGACTCATTCTTAATTTCTTCTTCTACCTTATCGCGATAAGCCTTTGCTTTGGCAGGGCTATCAAACCAGACACCCGATGCTTTAAGGCGTACTGCCTCATCATCTTCAACAACTCTATAAGCATCGATAGGGTGGTAAACGCATGTAAGCATCAGGCCATTCCTTATGATAAGACGCGAACTGCGTACTGTTGATGCCATTTAAAGCCACACAGTAAATCGATACGCATGTAGTTTTGATAACCAAGAATATCCCCTGTTTGTGTCACTGCAAGACTTAAGCCAGTTTCTGGATCTACAGCAACTGATGCATAAGGAACTTGCAATTTGTAAAGAGGAGGGCAAACAATATCTAGTCCACGTGATGGATAAGCCACGTTCACGTTATGTGAACCAACCATAGTTACGGCTGCATCATCAGGAATAGCATTACTTACGTTTCTGTTAGGATTTAATGTATCAGAGATAATAGTAGGACTTACTGATACAGTGATGTTTCCTGAGCCATCAGAAGAAGCATTTGCAGTAACAACAAATTGCATGTCCTGGCCAGTAGATGCACGACCTACAGGATTAACAGACTGAACACCAGCAATTGAAATCACATCACCAACAACAAAGTAATCGGTAACAGATATTGTTGCGCCATCCATAACAATCGTTGCACCAGAAGACACAGCTCCATTAACCAACAAAGTGTCTGAAGAATGTAATCTTGGGCCAGCACCAGCAATGTGACGTTTAATATTCTGAGATTGGAAAATGTCAAAATAAGACAAATGTCCAATTGCAGAAGAACGCACGATGTCTTCGTTAAATACTGGAGTAAAGTTATTTAGTAAAGCGCCTTTTAAGCTTGAACCATCGCGCACAGTCATTGCCATATAAGCATCAGATGCAATATTTACACCTTGCTCAAGCAATTTAGCACCAGCAGTATCTACGGTAGTGAACGAGTTAATCGCAACGCCTGCGGTGCCTGTGAAGAAGTTAAGGTCCTGTTCAGCTGCAGAGGCTATGTCTTTTTCCATCTGAGTAATTACTTCCTGAATAGCAGGAGCAATAAACAGCCTGGAAAAGTCTTCAATACGTAAAGACAAATCTTGAATCGTGTACGCAATTAACGCGTGGTATTGGTGTGCTACAACAATACTTTCAACCGTTTCAATGATTGATTGTGGTGTTGCTACACTTCCATCACCAACGATGAAATGGTTTTGTCTGCGAACTTGTAGGGTATCGCCTATTTTATAACCAGAAGATACGAAATCATCTTGGTATATGCGTGATGCAGTCATCACAAAAGGTGCATTATTGGCAAACATTGCCAAAGCAGTGTTACTGACTAGGTCAGTAGTAATAAATTGGTTAGCCATCCTGGTCTCCATTTAATCCTTTAAATGGCACCTGGTTGTGGCCAGGGTCTCAAACTCTGGTTTTATCCATAAAACCCTTGGCTCACTTCCATGTGCCTGCCTTCATCCGCGCTCTAATCACTGAGGGCGGTGTTTTATCCGTAACGGCTGTTGATGAATGAGCTGGATTTTGTCTAATGCTGCCCATTGGGGCAGATTTCTGGTTGCCATTAGGCTTATTGCCGTGGTTCCCCATTAAACTAAATGACAGTTTATTCACTTCACGAGCCTGATCTAGAGGATGGAGTCGTGAAATTCTTTCGAGTTCAGAACGATTTTTGCCTAGCTTATAAGCAACTTCGGCTGGGTTTTCGACGAGCAATAGTGCATCCCGCACATGTGGTGTGAAAGGCGTGTCTTCATGTCTCACCACATCATCGAAATCCTCGTACTTGTCAGAAGCACGGTCAAACTCATCGTTCAAGCGTTGATACTGCTTGTGTACATGAGCAGCCCTTTGGGCTTCCTGAGCTTGTCTCTCTTCGTGTTCCTTAGCTCCGAGAGCAAAGCGTACGGCCTTTTGTATTTTTTCCTCTTCGCTCATTCCTGGCCCTGAGGGCTGACCTGGAGACGAATAGGTATTTTGATGACTTTGAGGATATTGTGGTTGTGCGCTATCACCACTGATTTGCGCTTGCATGTGCATCATCTGCTCTTGCATTTGGCGCATTTCTCGTGCGTGCTTCCTGGCTTGTGCGTGAATGCGTTTTTGTACAGAATTCACATTCGTGTCATCATGACCATCGAAACTTTGGTCCGTTTCTGGAACTCCTTGTTCCTCTACATCACCAGGACCTACACCACCATTTTCAACATCTTCATTATCACCGCTTAATTGTTCAGCTAAAGCATTCTGATCTTCGTCCATGATTTCTACTTCTCCATTCAGCAACATCCTGTTGCCGCAAGTCATTCGGTTGACTTAATACCCTAGACCATACGGTTGGCCTGAAACCCTGAGAGAATCCTTCTCCCGATAAGCACAATTATAGACCTTAAAAAATACATGCATACCCCACATATAGGAGAGACAAAAAAATTACTCTTTATGCACTGGGTTATGATGTTTATGAATGTCTGAAAGTACGGACGCTAATTTACTGGAGAAATCTTTTTCCGCTTTATCAGCATCAAGCAATAACTTTCCATGGTCTATTTTTATCTTTTGCTGCTCTAATCCCATCTTTGATTGCATCTCTTGTGCTTTTAAAATCATCTCTGCTTGCTCAAGCATGTGTTTTTCTTTGCGAATTCTTAACTCTTCAGCTCTTTCCATGAGTTGTTGTTCTTCAATCTTCATTTTTTGTTCGTTCATGGCCATCATTTGTTGTTGTTGGGCCATTTGTTGTTGAGCCATCATTTCTTGTGGGCTTGGTTGTTTAGGCGGCATTGGCTTGCCTTCCTCTTTAGCCAATATCTCAGGAGGCACCATTGTTTTAAACCGTTCTGCAATCTGTGGCATGTACTGTACGTCCAAATTCTTTGCCCAAAGGTCTGCAATAAGTGGGAATGTTTGTGGATTTGCCTGCAATGTTTGTTGAAAAAACTCTAAAGCTATATCTTTTTGCACAGCAAACGACGGCCCAGTATCGATTTCAACGTCAAAATCACCACCTTCCAGAGTATTATCTCGTATTGGCTCGCCATTGTCTGATTCGCCAACAATCTTGTTTAAAGTAACAGAATCGGTACGTCCATCAGCTTTAGATACAACCATATGACGTTCTTGCTCTCCAGCTATCACTGGTAATAAGTCCAAAACAACTCGACCACCTTGTTCAATTGCCTGGTTTAGATTGTCAAAATACACATAAGCAGACATTGAACCTTCAAGTTTACGTTCACGTCGTGCTTTGCCTGACATATCATGCCCTGCAAGCGCTTCATTCTCTGAAAACCCAAGAATCTCGCGCATGTCCTGACAACCGCGTTGATATTGTTGCAATAATGACTGAGACAACTCCCAGGGTGGCATTTTATTAGGCATAGCCCCTGTTTTCGGGTCTGGTTTTGCAATCAAGATACCGTTTTGCAACTCTGGATTGCGCCACATTTGCTCATTGCCAAGAATATTATCTGGTGTTCCTATCCATTGCTCACGGCGTCTATTCTTAATTTCAGCAGCAACTTCAGAACCCACATAGTTTACGAACTTTTGCGCGTCTTTAGCTTCATGGATAAATGAACGTGTGTATTGTTGGCCATTAATAAAGTTTGAATCGCCATCAACAAAAATAATCGGCAAGTATTTGGAAGGCCAATCGGTAAAATCAATGATTTGATTTTGGGTAAGAACGTATTGGCGGATTTTATAATCCTTGCTCATACGCTCACCAACAATCTTTGGTATGTTTTTAAGGATTATATCGCCAACGACTTGGGAGCCTTCCGCAAGTTTTTCCTGCAATTTAATTCCTTCTTGCATATCATCCCATTCGTCTTCAGTGACTGTCTGACCATCTGACAATAAATAAAGCTTTATAGGGAACCATTCTTTTCTTGTGTATTTGCAAACCACTATTGTGTCACGTGTTTCCCATTGAAAGTCTAATAATGAACGTGGGTCTGAATAAGATACGGGATTCATGACATTCGGATATGTGGCATAAAACTCTTCTTTGGTGTAAACGTATTGGCGCGCACAAAAATTACCATCACCCTTGTGTGGCTTCATGGCTGTTGGGTCAAATGAAGTTCTGGTCACATCAGGTATTAGCTCATAGCGAATCACTTGGTTAAATGATTTTGGATTCTCATAGTCAAGGCATATCTCAAAAGCTCCATATCCCATCATTAGAGCCTGTTTAAATGCTGTCTGGTACACTAGGTCATTTTGTGATTGATAACTGATTGTGCGTACTAAATCGGCTCTTAAATCGATTTGTTTCTGTGTGGATTTACCTGTTAATGAGCGAACCATTAAATCAGGCTTGTTTTTACGCTGCTCTCCAACTACTTTTTTTGTGGTGTCGTAGAGCTTATTGAATGTCATTGCAGGTTTGAATAAGCGGCTAAACTCTGAGCGCTCCACTGCTGACCACTGGTCACGTAGAACAAAGTTCATGTCGTCTTTGCCGCGTACGACGTTTTCTCCAAAATATCCATCCCAAAGGACAAGGTCTTCACGGGCTTTTTTTAATACTTCAGCTTCATCAATACCCGCTTCTTCAAGCTTTTTTTGTAGCGCTTCATTGATACTATCAATTTCTTCAATTGATACTTCATCAGCAATGATTTCCATGCTTACCCCATCCTTTGGGTTAAATAAAATGGCGGTCAGCTATAGGATTTTTTACTGTATACTGGAAAACATTATCTAGAATATTTCCCAGTGGCCACAATAGAGGATTTTCTTGCCACCCTCGAACAATTATAGACTGACCATACACATTAAATATCTGCCTTAACAATCCGATGTCAAAGCTTTGGTTCTTATTATTATGCAGCTTCTTCTATTGGTGCTGCTTCAACTTCTGGTTTTGGCATTTCAAACTTTTTCCAATCGTTTGCCAACAAATCTTCCACGGAAAATATGTAATTGCCAGCATTGGGTGATGGATGCAATACAATTTTCCATACATGCTTCATGCCTTCCATAAGCTTTAGATAACCGTCTTCTAAAGTCCATACATCACGACATAAAGCTTCGCCTTCATGTAATAAATCTAGCGCTTCTTGAAACAACATTTTGTACTACTCCTTTAGTTTATAAATCCTTCATTTCCATAAGAATCAAATCAAAAAAATAAACTGCTTCGTCTTCATCATCAAACTCAAAACTATGTCCATATTCACCCATGAAAACTTTGACTACATCTTTTTCCACACTTGGTATTAATTGAACGGCTTCTATTTTATGAGCAACAATGAAAATATTTTGTGATTCAATTAATTTCATTATGGTAAAACAGTTAATTGGCATGAACCATTGGTAAATACTGGCTTGTACCATTGGTGTCCATTAGAGGCTACTGCTGCAATAAAGTCGGTAGCTAATAAATCATTGCCATTAGCGTTTAAATATCCATCCAAGAACCCAGCAGCAGCAACTTGCGAAAGAGTATTGTTAGGCGCGTATAAACGTCCAATTCTTGGTATTACGTTGTTATTATCACCAGCAAAATGTAGTTTTAAAGTAACGGCTGCTTGTCCTGTCATGTGAATCTCCATTTAAATTAATTTGATTTAACCCCAAACGATTCTCTTACCTTCACAACACACACAATATTCTTCTTCTGGAATAATATTGTTTTCTACGCATATTGGGCACTTATAAGGTTTTCGCCCTGCTAGCATATCATCTTGTGTAATCCGAGTAAGTATTTCATCCAGTTCATTAATACGTTTTTCTTGATACACAATCCAATTCTTTAGTGATTGAAGCTCATTTGTTAGTTCATTAAAACCATGGAGCAATACTGTATCAGTATCATTCATGAATTGTCCTTCATTTCATTGCCCCAGGAATGATTTGGGTCCGGTAAAAATACCATTGATATTTCACGTTTTTTCCAACCCTCATCATCGTTAACATTACCATCATATCTATATGCAACAACATGACGAACCAACCATCCACCAATTACTCGAGCACGATAAGTTGCTTCATAATGATGTTCCATTAGTTCTTCATTATTATTAATATAAATTTTTTCCCATATAATTTGAAAACCTAAATTCATAAGTCATCCTTTAATTTGCAATACCTTTAAATTTTACCACGTTGTTTTCGTAATGAACTATATTTTTAGGCTTGTTATCAAGCATTCTTGTAATGTCACGCAACTCTTTTAGGCATTCAAAACATTTATTTTCCAACATCATTTTCCCGTACCTTCCGCAATAAACACAGCGATTTGAACTCATGTATTACCCTTATTTTACTTTCCACTGGCTTGTTATGATTCTTTGGCCACCGTAAGTGCCATTTTGATTTCTTGTATTTTCATGATGTTGTTTCGCACGATTTCTTTGTCTCTCTTTTAGCAGTTCATCTTCACGTTGCTGTAATCGTTTGCGATATTCTTCCATTTCAATAAATTGTTCTAGTCTTAGCTCTTTTTGTCGCTCCTCAAATTCTTCTTGTGCTATTCTTTGTCTTTCTTCGTATTCTTTGCGCTCTTTATGTCTTCTTTGTTGTATTTCAAGTTCTTCTTTGCGCGCTATTTCTTCTTTTTTGCGCAACTTCTGTAATTCTTTTTCACGCTCCACGAATTTAATGGAATTATAACGTTCTTCAAGCCCTTGGAAGGAATTGTCCTCGCTAGAAAAGCGTCCTTGAGCACAGGAGTATTCCTGGAATTCTCTATCGATTAAATTCGGTAAGGTCTGACTATTAATCGTTGTAAGCTTATCAGTATTAAGTTTCCCTGTTTCATGGTCTTTAAACCGGTAGTCGAATAGATATTCATGATGCGCGTGATTCATAAATATCTAAATCCCGCACCTGAGCAATGACGGCATGCATTACCTTGTCCATTATCCATAATAGGTGATATGTAAACTTTTCCGCGTCCATCACATTCAACACAATGTTTTCTTTCTGGTCTTTTTAATTCAAACTTTGCATAAAGATATGAAATATGTTCCCTCATATCAATAATAACGCGATCAAGCCTATTTATTTCCTGTGTGGTATTTTTCTGCAATGTTAGAAAGTCTATTTTAAGTAGCTTTAGTTCATCTTCTATGGATTCATTTTTCATCGAAAATTTCCTAAGTATTCATGATGAGCGTGCTGCATTAAAATATCCTCATTTTACTGGCTTCCTAAGTAATTCCACTGCTATTTGTAATTCCTCTATTTGTTTACGATGCTTTTCTAAAACGCCATGAATAACATTAATTGCTAAACTTGATTGCCCTAAAATATTCATGGATTCACGTCTAATATCGTCTTTTATCACCTGCAAATCAGACCTTACCATACACATTTCGCAATAAACATAAGGTTTTAAATTATGCTGGCTGCATCGTATTTTGTAATTAAAATCTACATGTTGTGGGTAAATTTCTTTATCCATCTATTGCCACCTAAAAACTGGGTTAAACATGTTTTCATACTTCTTTTCACCTATCTTATCGACCGCAATCCTGTCACTGGCTATTTCCAAGCACCCATAGCCTAAGGCATCCATAGGGTGTGAGGCCATGTTCTTATTGGGCTTGTCTTTATATCGCTCTTCACCTGATACAGCAACGCGTGAATACACATAATCTTTAACAAATCCTTTGAACAATGTAGGGCAGTTACGCCTATCAAGTATTAATCCTGGCTTACCGTCAACCATCTTGTTTAGGAAGTACTTAACACTGCCCAGGCGTGGGTCAATGTCATTTGTGCGTGCCCCAATTGTTGGTATGTTCAGAGAGTTTAGCTCCCCTATGCATGACATCTCTTCGACGATTTCATTACGGGCATTGCCCGCGGGATCGCCAATAGACATGCCAACCTTGCAGTAGGGGAAGTCTTTCAATAATGACGGTATGACAATAGAATCAGCAAAGCTCCTAATGCCCATACCATCACCTACATATTCTTTGAGTATTAGTAATTGACCTCTTGCAGACAATTGTAATACCACACAAGCAGGAGTAAGACCAAAGTCCCAACCAAGAATAAGTTGCTCACCTTGGACAGCAGACAAAGACTCAACCGCATGAACATCAGGATTGAATTCAGGATAAACTCGCTTACCAAAACCCACAGAACCATATTCGCCAAGACAAAAAACTTTAACAAATTCTTGAGATTGTCCTTCCGCCAACATCTCGTAATAGTTATCAGGAAGGTGACTAGCATTATCGGCATTAGGGTTTCGTACCCATTTGTTATCATCATCCTTAATCAGTCCCGGAGGTTGTTTAAATAATACATGGTGCTCAAACTTCTGCTCTTCAAAGTCCTTATAAATCCAATGGTCATCTTCTGGAGGGTTGGTATCAGCAATAATCCCAGACCAATAAGGCTCATGACAAAATGCTTTGGATGGATAACGATTAACACGTCCCTTCATATGCGCTAAAGCCGCCTTAGGAACCTCTGAGAGCTCGTTAATGTAACACCCTGTCAACTCCAAGGACTTTATCTTTCGAACGTCCTCCGGGCGGTCTAATGCGATAAATAACAACTCCAGCTCTACTATTCCATAACCGTCGTTAAACGTGTGCTCATAAGTCATGATTGGCTTTTGTCGTTTGCGTACATCGCCAAGCTCTTCGAACCATGATAACCAGGTTGCTAGAGTTGTTGAGCTGAGTTCTCCTGAGGTATTACGAACAATTCCCCAACGGCTTCTTCTTCTACCGGAATGCCACACTGGAATTGCACAAGCTCGTTTAACAATCTCTGATATTGCCCACGTTGATTTACCACTTCCATAAGGACCCATAATGACACGCACAAAGCTATCGTCGTTATGAGCAAGATTGCCAGTTGCAGTTGGTATGTATACTTTATCTTGTTGCTTAGCATGGATTATCATTCCGGAATTAGTAATGGTTAATTGGCGCTCAACGCCTTTTCTTCGCTGGCTCTCTATTTCTTTAATGCGCTTGGCTATTTCGGATGCTGTTAGATTCATTTCTCTAGTATCACCCTGGGTGGTGGCGTTTTGTAGTTTGGTCTATTGGCATGAACGTGTTCTTGGGTGTTGTAACGCACGCCACATTTAATACATTCACGGCGGCGTATGATTTGATTTGTTTTGTCATCCCGTTTCGTATCAACAACATGCGAGTCTGGGTATCCACACGATTTGCATAGCATTTATTTACGCACTCCGCGCAAAGTTCTACTGATTGAAGCACGTGAAGCATTACTGTGCCTCACAATCTTTTTCTTTGAGTCAACAGGTAGCCATGAGTCGCCTGGGTTTGATTCAAACGCCGGTGCGGTCTCGACAACCTTCTTCTTCTTTTGCTTTTCTATCCATTTGTTCTGGATGACGGCCATGTCTTTGTTTTCCTATTTAATGCATTGCACCTTATTCTTCTTCGCTGTGGGTATATACATGTAACTTTTACCCTCATCTCTAAAAACAAGCTGTCCAGAAGATGTGACACCCCAAAAAAGCCAATTTAAACCATTAATCAACTCATCTTCTTCTTGGGCTTTCCCAATATTTTATTGGCCTTTGCGTCTATCTTTGCTTTGCTTGATTCAGACAGCTTGCCTTTATTGGCCATCTCAGATGCGCGTGCTTTGGCATTGGCTGCATGAGCCTTATCTGGCATTGGGTACTTCTTTTCACCAGGCAATCCAAATTCTTTCTTCGGTATCTTCTTTCTTTTTTCCGCATCAAGCTTTGCCATTATTCATACCTCTCAAATTTGCAACTACTTCCTTTGTAACTCGCTTCCTCAGTGACTTCTGCTAATAACTGTAATTTCTTCTCAATTTCACCTGTATAAACTCCGGGAATGTCGTCAATTGCCGTGGCAATTTTATCCGAGCATTCTAATACAGCAGCTGTTAATTTTTTTATTGAGTCAATAAGTAATTGGCATTGTTCATCAGTCATTATTTCTTTCTCTTCTTCTTAGTCTTATTAGCCTCAGCGTACGCGATTGCCACGGCTTGCTTAGGAGGTTTGTTGCCCAGCTTGATTTCTGTCTCTATGTTCTGCTTGAATCCTTTGCTACCAGGTTTAGCGTTCTTGATTAATGGCATGATAAATCCTTATTTGTTAAATATAACGCCACTAATGTCTTTCTTGCCATAATTAGCTTTTGATTGCTCAGGCAAATTACGGCTAGCACCAGCTTCAGCGTAAGTGCGTTCTTGTTGTAATGCTTCACGCTCAAGGTATATGTTATTGCGTGTTTTCAAATAACCGTCTGGCTTTTGTGATACGTATTTGGCACCCATGAGTTTCTCCTTATTGGTGGCTGCTTTGAGCTGACTCGTTGGTTATTCGTTCGCTTTAGTTCCCTTCAAACCTGGACTCTCAAAGACTTATGCCATATTAGTATTTACAATCTTTCTTTTTCATCTTCGCTTTCAATACTTCATTGCCCATCATTTTTTTATCTTGCATCACGTCTTTCTTTTCAGACTTCTTAATCATTTTCTTTACTTCTTTATTGGTCACATCCTTTTTCATTTACGTCCCCATTCAAAAGTTTATCTAATTTTTGATTCATTTCATTAAGCTGTGCGTTAGGCCCAAAATGCTTATGCCACCTGCGTTCTAAGAGCCATGCATCAGCCTGCCAGCGCTCTGGTTTTGCAGCAATCATCTCAACGTGTTCACGCACTTTTGTCATCTCTGCCCTTTTTAAGCCCTCTGAAAATATTGTGTAATCAGACTCTATTCCCTGGTCAAAATGCTCTTTTGCAGTCTTTAACCAGTCATAAAGTGTAGCTATGCAAATGCCATTACCTTCAGCGGCCATCTCATAGGGAATTCGGTGAGCAACAGCGTCTATAATTGCAGCTCTACGTTCAGGAGTAAATTTTGAAGGTCTGCCAATGGGTTCGCGGGCATATTCTTTAGGTGGGTTTGGTTTTCCAGCCATTGCACTAATCCTTTAGTGGTTCAATTCAACAATTGTATATTACTTCTTTTTGTTGGTGAATGCGATCATAATTAAAAATAATACAACCGTCTCAAATCCTTTTGAATTATCAAGTAATTGACGAAGTTCTAAGGCGTCGATGTTACCATCTTTCAATGAGGAAATTAAGTTAGTTATGAATGTCACGAAACACAATAATACAGACACAGTTATTACTGGGTGTTTGCGCTCTTGCAAATACTTCCGTATCTTTTTCATGGATGTCTCCAAGAATTTCATTACGAAATTAATTCAAAGTGTCCGGGGTCTTGTAATTGGCCGTGAGTATCAAGCTTTCCTAATCCATCCCATGCGCCACCCCAGCGAACGCCATGAGTCATTTTGCCTTCGTCTTTAAGCTTTTGAGCAATGCCCAGGACGTAGCCACCGAACCATATGGCAAGCTTTTCGTTTTTAAAGTCTATGGGGTAGGTGGTTACATCAACCGCCATTGAAGGCTGATGGTTATGCTTGCCGTTAGGCCAATGTAGTTTTGTGTTTCCAGCAGCAAAGGCTTTCTCCTGGTCTTCTTGGTTTCTATAGCCTTCAAGGATAATGCAATCAACGTATTTAATCACCTCAAAAAACAATACCTGCAAGTCTATATGGCATGTCGATAGTTTTGAGAATGAGGGCTGACTGAATTTTGGCATTAACATTCCTTGTTGGGTGATTACTTGTATTTTAGCACAAGATTATTAATACGTATAAAACCCTCCGAAGAGGGCTCTAACTAACAAGGAATTGGGTCTGCATGGAAGCTAATAATAATCAAATTATTCAAGGAGATAAGTTTCAATAATTTTTTTACCAGCTTCCCAACCATAGCAGAATTCCCCGGCGAATCCAACACTTTTCATACGCTCTATCCACTCTATTTGTTGCAGCCAGGTAGTCGTCTTTTTTGCTGATGGTGGGTAGTGCATATTACGCTTAACCTCTAGCCATAAGCCTGGATATTTTCCAGTGCGACTTGGGTATGGGATGAACAAGTCACTAACCCCTGGGCGCAATCCTTCAAGCTTTAAGTTATGTGTTTGTTGTGGGGTGCGCTTGCCTTCGTTGTTGTTCTTGCAGTAATAGTCTTTAAGTTGTGGATGTAGGCTTAGCCACTTCACCAGGGCGCGTTGTTCTTGTTTCTCGGTGGGTATTACAAACTTCTGCTTCATCCTTGGCATTGTCGTTAGTTCCGTATAGTTCTTTGAGTAAAGACATCATGTCTTTGTGTTCGCTTAGAGTTAATATTTTCTTGTTACTTCTTTTCATCGCTTCCTTATCCTTTCTGGGTATAAATATAATTTACTTAACTGGTCCTCATAACATCGAATGGCTGTTTCTATGTGTTCATCGGGGTGTGCCTCTAACACTTCCTTGCAATGCTGTGCTAGGAACTCTTCATCATCGCCACCATGGCCGTCTGATAGCTTTTTAATGAGAGTATATAAATAATTCTTGCGTGCAATCCATAGTCCGCGGTTCATTAGTCATTCTGCCAGTTCTTGTAGACTCTATTCGGTTTTCCGCTACCAGTTCTTGCAGAGTCTTTTGAAGATGCAAAACCCTCCCGTTGGTTAGGAGGAACATATCCTTGGCTCTTTAAAAATTCAGCCTGGTCACGCATGTTTAAAAACTTATTGCGGTCCATAAGATAACTGGGTGGCAAAATCATTGTTTCCGTTTCAGGTATGCTCATTAAGTAGGATTTATATTCATCAAAAATTACTTGGTCAAAATCCTTATGTTTTTTTTTAATCTTATTTTCATCAAATTCTCTGTGGGTTTTTCCTCCTCCATGAATCTTTTTTCCTTGAAGTATTTCTTGGCATCTATTCATGCATTCACGAAACGCTTTGCTTTCGCTTGTACTTGGAATTTTTGATGGAGCGGGCAGTTCCTTGGGTCTTGCCTTGTAGTCTTCAAGCTGTGCCCATGCTTTTTTTGGCTCAACGTAAAAATCAGATTTAGCCGATGAATAATATTCTTTTACTTTGCGCTCTATTTCTTCTTTTTTTCCATTAGCTAAAGTCCAGCTTCCTATTTTGTCATAAATCATTTTAACTAAAGGATGACTAAAGTCTTTTGCAACCATAAGCCGTATTACTTCATGTGGCTCAGGAACCCCCGATTCTTTCATACAAAGCTGAATAAGCTCAGGTAGTGTAGGAGGTGCTTTGGTAAATTCCGATAAAGACTTATTAACAGCAGCACGTACTTGTTCTAAAGAAAACTTGCTTAATTCTTCAAGCCAGTCTTCCATAACCCAATTCCATTCCTCATCACTACTAGCTCTACACGTCCATAAACCGCCATAACGCCCTTTGTATCTTACAAAAAGCCTGGCAATTAATTGCATATCAACGGAATGAGTCAATGGTATTACCGTGCTGGTCATACGTTTCTCCTTGATTCAGGTATTTATTAGCGACTCGGGAAAGAGCATCCCCACTTTTTCCTTGTGGTTTTGAACTATGCTTTTGGTTTTCGTGATATTTGATGTCGCGTTTAATCCATGATATGAGTCTTTGTGGGCTTACCATTTGTGGTTCTGGTTGTGTTGCATAGTGGGTTACGCATTCGTCATGAATATCATTAAAAGTTTTATCCTCTTTAACTTCTTGTGGAAGTTGCTCGTAGAGTTCTATGCACTTCTCATTGTTCTCTGTCTTTGCTCTAAGCATTAGGGCTTTACGTTGTTGTTCTACTTCCAAAAACAAATCACATTCCACGCTGCTGTGTGTGTGATTGTTAATATCTTTATTTTGTTTAGATCTTTTATTTGTTATATGTGGTTTTTCCACCATGGTGTTTTTTCCAGGTACTGGATTTTCCACATTCTGGTTTTTACCTGATATTAATTCATTTTTTATTGTCTGAGGTTCGTTGTAAAGTATAGTCTCCCAGCGTGTTACCTGGCCTTTTTCGTTCTTTATAGCAACACTCTTTAATAAGCCTATTTTCTTTAATTCAGCCATTCTTGCGCGGATAAAATCACCACCTTTATTAAATCTGTTTTTAAGGTTTGTTTCGGATATTTCCCAGTCATCAGGTTTAGACGCTAAATATAAATAAATTCCCAATGAAGCCGGGTCCCGTATGGCTTCGATGGTGTTGTTAAGGATGGTTGTAAAGAAAGAACCAGAGTGTTTTAAATAATGGGGTGTATTTTTTACAATGCTCATAGTATAATTGCCTTGTTAATTGTTGATTCTGAAGGTCTCATTTAACTTTGTCCTTGTAGGATGTGGACACACTAAGCCGTGTACTTGCCAAACTTGGTGTCCGGTGGTTGTAAACGAATGAATTACACATCTTGGCGGAGGGTATTCATTCTAAAATTAAGTTCTCGCAGCAAGAGAACAGGAATATATCCTTGCTGCTATCCCCTATAGTTTACTCTATTTTCACGCGATCCTAAAACATCTTCTTATACATTGTAAATATAAAATTACTAATATACTTATTTATACTTTATTTAAAATAATTATTCTTGCATTAACAAATAAACAATGATACATTTGTTCATATCAATAAATGACAATGATAAAAGGTGTAAATGATGAAGAAGAATAATGAAGCAGAATTTAAAGTAATTAATTTCAGATTCCCAAAGGATATATGGTTGTTTATTAAGCAAACGGCAGTAGATGATGAGTGTTCTATGACTGATTTAGTGGTTAAATGTGTTAATGCATACAAGAAGAAAATAGAGAAGAGAGCCAGTAAAGTGAATACCAATGAGTGATAACAAATAAGATTGAGGTTACAGAGTCTAGGCTGCAACCTCAAAGGGAACATCGTCATAAAGTCTTAGGAGACATCAATGAACGCAAGAAGTTTAGCGCATACTATTATTAAAAATCAACAAGAATCATCATGGAGTGATGATCCCTTTCAACTAAAGGGTGCATTCAAGGGAGTGAAAACCATCAATCACAAAGAGCAGTTATCACAATTTGCTGAAGAATTAGTCTACCAGTTTGGAACATTTAACGATAACCAATATTCTTTAGACTTATCGGATTTATCCGAATTTGACCAAAACGAATTAGCACGTTTATACATGGAATGCACAGACCGTGAAACAGGTGAGTGCGTTCATGGTGATGATTTTTCTATCGACAACAACTTTACCTGTGCATTACTTAACATGCTTCAAAACGATTGTATTGAAACGCGTGAAGAATTTGCCAATGTAACGCGCAAAAACATCATTACTTATTATGCTGAGTCTATACAAGATGTACTTAATGACGCTTGTCATAATCTTGTTTGTGCTTTGAGTAATGAAGCAGAGTTGTATCAAAATCAGGATAGGGAAACTGGTGAATTTTACTGGAGTAAATACTAATGGATTACAAAGATTATGTTAGTGCTAAAGAACGTTTAAAGTTCAATAAATTTAAATGGTTTGGATGGCTTAGAAAGAGATAAATACTTTATGCGCACATCCGCGCACGGTTTGTGCGCATATGGAATTTATTTCGTAAGTCCTTAAGTGGACACAATGTTAACAATTAGGAGATGTAAAATGGCGTTAAAAGCAAAAAAACCTTCTGTAGTTGATTGCAGACTTAAAGCATTATTCTATGGGAATGCTGGCGTGGGTAAAACTATGGCTGCGATTCAATTTCCAAAACCTTATATTATTGATACTGAAGGGTCAACCAACAAACCACAATACGTACGTGCTATTGATAAAGTTGATGGCGCAGTATTAGTTACCACGGATTTTGATGAAATGGTTAATGAAGTTCGAGAGCTTTTAACGACCAAGCATGAATACAAAACCCTTGTTATTGATTCATTAACATTGCTGTATAACGACTTATTAGAAAAGGCTGAGCGTAAAGTAGGCACAGAATTCGGCAGGCATTATGGTGAGGCTAATAAGCGCATGAAGCAGTTATTGAATCTGCTGTTTAGGATTGACTTAAACGTCATTATTACGTGCCATAGCAAGAACGAATACGGACAAAACTTGGCTATCCTTGGGCAGACTTTTGATGGTTATAAAAAGCTAGACTACTTGTTTGACCTGGTATTTGAGATTCAAAAGCGCGGGGATAATCGTGTTGGCTTGGTTAAAAAGTCACGGTTTGAAACATTCCAGGACAGCGACACATTCCCATTTTGCTATGAAGAGATTGCAGGGCGCTACGGACGTGCTGTCATTGAGCGTGAGGCTGTAGCACAAGAACTTGCAACTCCTGAGCAAATCAAGGAAATTGCACGTCTAATTGATTTATTAAAAGTGCCTGAAGAGCTTTATCAGAAATGGCTGGACAAGGCTAACTCTGAGAGTTTTGAAGACATGCAAAAGGATTCCATACAAAAGTGTATAGACCATCTAACATCAAAAATAAAAGGAGAATAACTGATGTTTCAATATCAACCTATGACTGAGCAAGAAGCAATGGCAGAACGTTTTCAGCTACTAAAAGAAGGTATTTATGACGCGGTTATTACTGCGTCATCTGATACTACTTCTAGCAAAGGTCATCCAATGATGGATATGACCGTTACAGTCTATGATGAAAACGGCAAATCCCATGACGTGCGTGACTTTTTAGTGTTTACAAAGGCCATGATGTGGAAGGTGGTGCACTTTGCAGAATCTGCTAATTGTTTAGAAGGTTATCAAGACGGAAAGCTTTGTTCTGAGATGGCTATAAACAAGACTGTGAAAGTTAAACTTGGCGTAGAAAAAGGTGGAGAAATTCCAGAAGATAAGTTAAAAGGTAAGCCATTAGGAACCAGGTATTTTGATAAGAATAAGATAGAAGATTATGTGAAGAATGATAATGCAGAAAAAAAGGAAGAATTGTTAAAAGATGATGATGTGCCTTTTTAGAGTAATTACGACAATCGCGGCGTGGACAGTGACACGCAAGGGTTAGCACCGAAAGGGTTTAGCAGTCAAATGCCCTAACAAGTAATTAGGCTTGTATAGCAGGTGCAATTCCTGCCGTTTGTCACTTATTAAATTGATACTTAGGAGACAAACATGACAAAAGAAGAATACATAGACCATGAATTGCGCATAAGAATGTTGGAGCATTTAAGCAAGAATATGAACAACAAACTAAATGCGCTGATAACAATAGCTATTACAGGGTTTGCTATGCCAATGTTGTTGAAATATTTTGGTGGATAGTCATGAGTTTTTCTGTAAGGAGTAAAAATGAATGATTGGTGGCCTTTTATTTCGGCTTTAAGTTTAGGAGTTCCAATTGCTGTAGTAACGAGAATGCCACCGTTGCTGTCCGGTGTTTTTTGTGCCGGACTTAATCTATTATTTAGATTTTTGAATACTTAACAAAGGGATCATGAAAATGAAATTTCACGTTGGCTGTATCCCACTCAAATTCCAGAGTTATGACAGGCTTGTAGAGTTTTTAAAAATGATTTCCAATAAATCTATTGCGACAGGCGGAGAATTACAAAACCGTGAAACAATAGCCTGGATAAATCAGGAAGCAACTAAGCTACTAAAGGAATTAGGAGAATGAAATTTAATGAAGCAATGGAGCATTTGCAATGGGGACACAAAGTATCAAGGAGCTCATGGGCAGGTATGTATTTAATAATGAACGATAAGCAAATAGAAGCATATAGCCCAAGAATCAATCATTATATTTATAATGAAGAAATAATGCTTTCTGATGGTTGGCTTGTAGAAGGTATGGATGGCGAGAGAAAATTCTATGACATCATTGATTATATTGCTCAAGGAGCAACGATTAGGCTAAAAGGTTGGGGTGAAAAATTTGTTTTTTATGACAAAATAGAACATTCATTAGTCATTCATTCAATGGAGTTGAATTATTATAAGCCGGACTTCGAAGATTTTGCGGCTAAAGATTGGATGATTATCGAATGAAACAAACAATAATTGCAAGTATTGTAGTTTTAATTATTGCAGCGGTTCCTGCGTATCTTATTGAAAGATATAAGTATCATGACTGCAAAAATGTAGGTCATACAACAATGTATTGTATTTTTAATATGATTGGATGAGTATCGAATGAAGAAAGAACTCTCTCACGAACAATTTATAGAATTAATAACAACAATAGCAGAACCAACTCTTAAATATATGGTTAAGAGGATAAATAATAAAATTGTTGATGATAAAATTTCAGAATCAATAACTCTTAATCTTATGATAGCGATAATTATTGGTTCATTGGCTGTAATTAATGTAAGTACTTTAAAGTGGATGTCTAATTCTACACTCGAAAAAACAGGAGAAAAGATAGACATACAGAAATTAAGAATGGCACTAATAGAAAATATTAATAATCAGCTAGGATTGCAGTAGATGAATGACTTCACAAGAGAAGAGCTTATGAATTTATCAGATGCAATTCTTTATTGTAGGCTAGAATCCAGAAGAGAAAAATTATTATTAATAAGAGATAAAATCAAATCCATGATCGATAACTATTGTGAGCATGACGTCTGCGCGATTGATTACGATCAACAGCCATTAAGATGTAAGAAATGTTTGGAGATAGTGGAATGATAATAATCAATGTAAAACTAATCGTCATTATCGCATGCTTTATCGTGTTTCTTGTCGGACAATTATTATATAGGTGTAAGAAATGATAATTATAAATAAACCTGATGAATTGGCGCAAGTCCAATGCTATAAGTGCAAAACAATCATGAAGGCTCATCCGATGAGCAACATAAATTCCTCTTACTTTACTGAGTGTGACATACATATAGAAAACAATTGCAGCCATGAAAGTGATGGACTAATTTATACCAGCAATCCTCCTCAAAATAAGTGCAAGAAATGCGGAGAGTTTTATAGATGAATGACTTCACGAAAGAAGAACTAGAATACATCAAAGAACTATTCTCACACTGGAATGAAGATTTTGATATGCCAGATATTACGCAGAATATCTTACAGAAGATGGATAATAAGATTATGGAATTAGAAGAAGAATTACAATTTATTAAGACTAGAGCAAAAGATATTCGTGAAGGCTTGCATAATATTGGTGATAATAATGATTAATACATATTTTTTGGAAAGACAAATAGATGAGTGTGATTGGTCTGATTTAGTTTGGTTTAATGGTCTATCAAATCCTGGAACCCCAGAATATAGTACCGAAGAGATAAAGCAATTAAAAGCTAGAAAAAAAGAACTTCAAAAACAATTAGATAATATTGAGTCTGCTTTATGAATGACTTCACCAAGACTGACTTATCCGAAATTCATCGATGCCTAAAATATATGACTAAAGGTGGTTGTACACCATATTCATGTCATACGATAGATCTTGTTAATAAGTTGAGAATTATGATTGATAACTATTGTGAACATAAAGAAAAAGTAGTTATTTATGGATGGGTTTCTGAATGCATTAAATGTGGCATGAAGTTTGGAGATGAAACTCAATGAATGACTTCACCAAAGAAGAGTTAAAAAATCTTATTCTATTTGTTGATGGCGGTATAAGATACAATAATCATGCGATTGAATTGCGTAAAAAAATTCAATCAATGATTGATAACTATTGTGAGC